GCGTGAACCGTCACGCAGCAGAAGTCGCAGTTGAATCTCGCGACATCGGCTTGACCAACGGTACCGGTGGAGACTTCGTACCACCTCTCTACCTCATCAACGAATACGCAGAGTTCGCTCGTGCTGCTCGTGTAACCGCTGACTTGACAACCAACATGGCTCTGCCAGCTGGTACAGACAGCATCAACATCCCAGCAATTACTCTCGGTTCTAAGACTGCATTCCAGAACCCAGACAACTCTGCAACAACAATCCGCGACATGGTTACCTCAACAGTAACCGCACCAGTCCGCACCATCTCAGGTTACGAGAACGTCTCGATTCAGCTTGTCGAGCAGTCTCCACTTGCAGGCGGCTTGGATCGCATGGTCTTCGGCGACCTCATGGCAGATTACGCGTTGCAACTCAACGCTGCTGTCGTTGGTACCGGCGACGGAACGTCAGGCACACTCAAGGGCTTCATCACCCTTGGAACCGACACCACAAACGGAATCCCAACCACATGGACCGAGACAACACCATCAGCTGTTGGTGGACTCAAGGCCATGGCCGCTGGTATCAGCCAAGTTGTAACTAACCGTTACAAGGACGTTGAGGCCATCGTTATGCACCCATCAACTTGGTACTGGTTGTCAGCTCAGGTTGACGGACAGTCTCGTCCGCTTATTGTTCCTACCGCTGCTGGCCCATTCAACGCCAACGGTGTGAACAAGGCTCCGGGCGCATCAAAGGGTCTCGTTGGAACAATCCACGGTGTACCTGTCTACGTCGATGCAACCATCACAAAGACCTACGGCTCATCAACAAACCAGAGCCCAATCTTGATCGGTAAGTTCTCAGATTCTTACTTGTTCGAGTCAGGCGTCAAGACCCGCGTACTTCCAGACGTATTGTCAGCAAACTTGACAGTCCGTTTCCAAGTTTACGGTTATGTCGCTCTTGCACACCGTTTCGCGAAGGCTGTCACAGCCGTCACCGGAACCGGTGCTGTTGCACCTTCTGGCTACTAATAGCTAGAGTCGTGGCGCTGGCTCTGCCTTCGGGTAGAGTCGGCGCACCGACACACTTACTGGGGGAAATATGAAATCCATTTTTTTAGAAGGCTTGAAATCAGCCCGAGAAATTGTTCAGAACGATGGCATTTCCAAGCTCGATGATCTTATTTCCGAGCTAGAAGGCCAATACCGCGAAACCGCAGCGGTCACACCAATGGCGGAAACCCGATGAAGTCCAAGGACAAAGTCTGCATCGGAATGATTAACGATGGCAAAATCAACGCACAACTTGTCATCGACTTAATCCACATCGCACGCCAACGCCCCGAGCGTTTTGACGCATTCGTCCAAGTCTCGAATTCAGGACTTATCGCCCGCTCTCGCAACATCCTCGTCAAGAATTACCTCGCGCAGACTGACGCGCCGTGGCTTCTCATGATGGACGCAGATGAGCGCCTCACGGTTCCCAACTTCGACAAGCTGATTGACACCGCTCACGACAAGGAGCGTCCAGTTGTCTCAGCTCTTGTCTTCGCCGCATTCTTCAATGACGATGACCATCTTCGTCCGGTACCGACCATCTACAACGAAATCGAAGGTCGCGGATTGGTCCCGCTTGACGATTATCCCGAGGATTCAGTCATCAAAATTGACGCATCGGGTACTGGTTGCCTACTGATTCACCGAAGCGTTTTGTTGAAATTGCAAGAAGAAACGACAGCCCATCAAGGCAAGGATTGGGCATGGTTCGTCGATGGAGCTATCAACGGTCAATGGTTCGGCGAGGATTTACTATTCTCCAAGCGCCTTGCATCGTTAGGAATTCCACTGCACTGCAACACTGGCGCAATTTTGGCCCACAAGAAAGATTTCTGGCTCGATAACCGCCACCATTTACCATTTCGCGAACAGGCGCTCAACCCCGAGAAGTAAAGGATTAGATCAGCGTTTCCCCCTGACGTTGATCTAATCCCCCAACAATTAAGGAGAAACCGTGACGACACAGTATCCCAACGGAATTGACACATTCGTCAACCCACAGGCAACGGATACTCTCGATTCGTCTACCGTTCCCCACGCAACGGAGCACGCTAATGCGAATGACTCGATCCATGCGATTGAAACGGAACTCGGAACGAATCCGAAAGGTTCCAAGGCATCGGTTAGAGCACGTCTTGACGCTGTTGACAGTACAATATCTACGATTTCCCTCACGACTGGGCCGACTGGTCCCACGGGTCCCACTGGCGCAGCCTCAACGGTTACGGGGCCGACGGGTGCGACGGGACCAACAGGAGCCGCCTCAACAGTAACGGGGCCGACGGGTGCAACCGGACCGACGGGAGCGACCGGGCCAACGGGTGCCACAGGCGCAGCTTCTACAGTAACGGGTCCGACGGGTGCCACTGGCCCCGCTGGTGCTGTTGGTGCGACTGGACCCACTGGTCCTGCTGGCGCTAACGGTTCGGCTGGTTCGACTGGCCCAACGGGTGCGACTGGTCCAACTGGTCCCACGGGTCCGATTGGCGATAAGTATCAAACCTCATCGACAACATCGGTCACACTTCCAGTCAGCGGGTCACAAACTGTCACGATTGGCACAGGCCTTCAATACTCCGTGCAACAGTCCGTCATCGTTGCTAATACGACATCGGCATATTTCATCGGTGACGTTGTCAGCTATAACTCGGCAACTGGCGCACTTGTTCTGACTGTCACTAAGACTGTCGGCACTGGCACATTCACATCATGGACAGTTAACCTCGATGGTGCTGTCGGTGCTATCGGTGCCACTGGCCCAACTGGACCAACGGGCGCAGCTTCAACTGTTACCGGACCAACTGGCCCAGCGGGTGCGATTGGTGCAACGGGACCGACTGGCCCAGCGGGTGCAGCTTCAACTGTCACTGGACCGACGGGTGCGACTGGACCGATAGGTGCGACTGGACCGACGGGTGCGACTGGTGCGGCTTCGACTGTCACTGGCCCGACGGGTCCGACGGGTGCGACGGGTTCAGCTTCAACGGTGACTGGTCCTACGGGACCGACGGGACCAACGGGTGCAGCTTCAACCGTTACTGGACCAACGGGACCAACGGGCGCTGGATATTCTGGCGTCGCTTCTCTCACTTCAATCACGATTGCAACTGGATCTCAGACCTTCACGCTTGCTGGCTCATATCAAGGCGCTTATATCGTCGGTCAGCGAATCCGCGCCATTTATCCAGTATCGCCAACGAATTACATGGAAGGCGTCATCACTTCCATCAACACAACGACCTTGGTTCTCAATGTCGATACCATCGGCGGGTCGGGAACGCTGGCAATTTGGAATTTTGCCGTTGCTGGTCTAATCGGTGCCACTGGACCGACGGGACCAACGGGCGCAGCTTCAACTGTCACTGGCCCAACTGGTGCCACTGGACCGACGGGTCCAACGGGTGCAGCCTCAACTGTCACCGGACCGACGGGACCCACTGGTCCAACGGGTGCAGCTTCAACTGTCACCGGACCGACGGGACCGACTGGTGCGACTGGAACGGCGGGAGCTACTGGTCCAACAGGACCCACTGGTGCATCAGGCGCAACATTCATCGTCAATTACGTCGACGGTGGAGCATCCATTCCGAATGTAGACATTATTTACGACGCGAGTGCTAGTGGTAGCACAACAGCGTCATGGACTTATACAATCGACGCTGGCGCTTCAACGGTCAGCTTCTAAACTAGGAGAAAACACATGACAACACGTCTTCAACAACGCCGCGACACCGCAGCCAACTGGACATCGAACAATCCAACGCTGGCAACTGGCGAAATTGGCTATGAGACTGATACCGCCAAATTTAAGATTGGCAACGGATCAACTGCGTGGACTTCCCTAGCGTATGCTTTTGGCGCTGCGCCCGCGTTGACCTTTAACGCACAGACAGGTACTTCTTACACCTTGGCTACCACCGATGTCGGCGCGCTTGTTACTTTGTCCAACACAGGTGGCATTACTCTCACCGTTCCGCCATCAGTTTTCACAACTGGTCAGGTTATTGATGTTCAGCAAATCAATACAGGACAAGTGACATTCGCAGCAGGATCGGGCGTAACCATCACCTCAACAGGTGCAACGGCAGCAGCTCCTAAACTTCGCGCACAATACTCGGCGGCTTCTGTTCTCTGCACCGGAAGCAACACATTTACCGTTCTTGGTGATATTGCCTAATCATGCCAACACCATTCCTGCTCAATGGCATCCTCGCCTCTCAAATCTCAGGCCATCTCTACTCTGGCCCTACAGGTGCATTTGACGCGCTAGGAAGTGTGACGGTTGGAGCTGGCGGGCAATCGTCTATTACCTTCTCGGCTATTCCGCAGACTTATACGCATTTGCAAATTCGAGCTATCGTAGTTACAGGCGCGCTGGGTTGGGTAACGCTTCGCTTTAATGGCGATACAGGCAACAACTACTCTTTCCACGAATTGCGCGGCGATGGCAGTAGCGCAAGCTCTAGTGCAGGAACAAGCGGTGGGGATATTCAAGCTTGGTTGCATAATACAACAGCAGGTTCGGCGATAGTAGATATTCTTGATTATGCAAGCCCCAATAAAAACAAAACTGCTAGAACATTAGGCGGTTATGACGCTAACGGCTCTGGGTACATTGACCTAACATCTGGATTATGGATGAATACATCAGCCATTAACTCCATAACTATTGGTTCAACAACTTCCACATTTTCTCAATATTCTCAATTCGCATTATACGGAGTAAAATAACATGGCTAGCGCACAAACATATACACCGATTGCAACTATAACCGCCAGCGGTTCTACCACATCAGTCACTTTTTCATCTATCCCGCAAACCTATACCGATTTAGTTATTGCTGGCGCGTTTTATGAAACTTCCAGTTCCAATACATCGCTTCAATTTAACGGCGATACTGGTAGCAACTATTCTTCCACTTCGTTGCTTGGTAACGGCAGTACTGCATCGTCGGCAAGGGTAAGTAATTTTCCCTGTATCTTTTGGGATAGACAGGGTAACGCAACTGGTTACGGCACAGGCGTTGCTCATATTATGAATTACTCTAACACAACAACTTATAAAACTGCATTACTTCGTTACGGTTATGCTGGAACATGGGTGGAAGAAGATGTTGGCTCTTGGCACAACACATCCGCTATAACATCCATTACCGTTGGTGTTGTCAGCGGTTCGGGCAACCTCGCTTCTGGTAGCACATACACCCTCTACGGAATTGCGGCGGCATAAATGGCAACTTCAACATATAACCTCATCGCAAGCCAAGTAGTCGGTTCTGGCGGAGCTTCTGCGATTACCTTCTCGTCAATTCCGCAGACTTATACGGATTTGTTGTTGAAAATATCTGCTCGCATGGCTCCAAATACAACTGGCGAATATATCCAAATGTCTTTCAATGGTGTTACAACAAACCTTAGCAGTAAAATTCTTTATGGATATACTACAAACGCTTCTTCGTACAACGAAAGTTCGGTTTTGGCTTTGGGTATTTTTCCAGGAGTAGGCACAACATCCAATACTTTTGGAACATCGGAAACTTATATTCCTAATTACACTTCTAGTAATTACAAATCAGTTTCAACCGATGAAGTTTCAGAAAATAACTCAAGTTCTACTAATGCTGCTTATCAGTATTTAATTGCTGGTTTATGGTCATCAACCGCGGCTATTACCTCAATTACTCTTTCGGCACAAACAAC